CGAAAGTGGTGAATCAATTTACTACAAAGATGTTATCGATAACCAGTCTAAATGGGTATGGGTAGGTGGAACAGATGTTAGAGCAACATCTAATGTTAATACTGCTGCAGAGACATATGCAAATACAGGTACAAACTTAAACAATTATGTTAATGCAATTAACCCATTCACATCATCATTCCAAGTTGGTTCAGATGGAACTAATCCAAATGAAACATCAATAGCAATAGGACAATTATCAACAGCTATTGATTTATTCAAAAGTCCAGAAAATGTTGATGTATCATTAATACTAGCTGGTTTATCCAGAGGTGGTACTAATGGTGAACAATGGCCAAATTATCTAATAGATAATATTGCTGATGTTAGAAAAGACTGTGTAGTATTCTGCTCACCTGAAAAGGCTGATGTAGTAAACAACTCAGGTAACGAAGCAAATGCTGTAAAAACTTTTGCAGACTCGTTGACTTCAACATCATATGGTGTTATGGATAGTGGATGGAAGTATCAATACGATAAGTATAATGATGTTTACAGATACATTCCATTAAACGGTGATACAGCTGGTCTTTGTGTAAGAACAGATGACGTAAGAGACCCATGGTTCAGTCCTGCAGGATATAATAGAGGTGTGATGAAGAATGTAATCAAACTTCCATATAATCCAGATAAAGCAGACAGAGATATACTTTACAAAGCTAAAGTAAATCCTGTAATAACTCAACCAGGTCAAGGAACAATATTGTTCGGAGATAAGACTTTATTAGCTAAACCAAGTGCATTTGATAGAATCAACGTAAGAAGATTATTCATTGTTCTTGAGAAAGCTATTAGTACTGCAGCTAAGTACACTCTATTTGAATTCAATGATGAGTTCACTAGAGCACAATTCCGTAATATGGTAGAACCATTCTTACGAGATGTACAAGGCAGAAGAGGTATATTTGACTTTAGAGTTGTATGTGACGAAACAAACAACACTGGAGAAGTAATTGACGCTAACAGATTTGTAGGAGACATTTATGTTAAACCTGCAAGAGCAATTAACTTCATACAGTTAAACTTTGTAGCAGTTCGTACAGGAGTTGAATTCTCTGAAGTAACAGGTCAATTCTAAGATAAATAGTTAGGTAAAAGGAGAAGCAATAATGGCTTTTAATATTAACGAAATCAAATCCCAACTAGCTCTTGGAGGCGCACGTCCTAGTTTATTCCAAGTAACTTTGACGAACCCTGTGAATGCTGCAGCGGATTTAAAATTTCCATTTATGTGTAGGGCTGCTCAAATGCCAGCCTCTACACTCGGAATGATTGAAGTACCATATTTTGGTCGTAAGATTAAAATAGCAGGCGATAGAACATTTGCTGAGTGGACAGTAACATGCATTAATGATGAAGATATGATTATCAGAAATGCAATGGAAGAGTGGTCAAACAATATCAATTCTCATCTAGGAAACTTGAGAAGTTTTGGTAGTGCTAGTCCAGCTCTTTACAAAGCAAATGCTACAGTGACCCATTTTGGGAAAACTGGTCTTCCATTGAGAAGCTATACATTTAATGGGTTATTTCCTACGGAAGTAAGCCCTATTGACTTAGACTGGAATACAACTGATACTTTAGAAGAGTTTACAGTTACATTCCAATATGATCATTGGGAGGTTAGTGGCATTACCGGTAATGCCGGTGGTACATAATATAGTATTGAAAAGGTGAAATTGATATGGCAGAATTATTTGGATTTGAGTTTAAAAGAAAAGGTGTAAAACAAGAAGAGGATCTAGGATCCTTTGCACCTAAGATTGACGACGAAGGTTCCATAGCAGTTGCTGAAGGCGGTGCATATGGAACTTACGTCGATCTTGAAGGCTCAACCAGAACCGAATCAGAGCTAATCACAAGATATAGACGCATGGCTTTACAGCCAGAATGCGAACTAGCCATTGACGATATAGTTAATGAAACTATTATCTATGGAGAAGAGCATAAGATTGTTACACTTAATTTAGATAGTGTTAACACATCTCCAAAGATAAAAGAGATCTTGCATGATCAGTTTGATGAAACATTGAAACTATTAGACTTTGGTAACAAAGGTTACGAAGTATTCAGACATTGGTATATAGATGGTAGATTATATTATCATGTTGTTGTAGATCCTAAAGATATGACAGCTGGTATACAAGAACTACGTTATATAGATCCAAGAAAAATTAAAAAGATTAGAACAGTTAACAAGAAAAGAATTGGTAACGCTTCAGCAGTATCTGGACCAGGTGCTGTAACAATCCAGAAAACAAAAGATGAATATTTCATCTATAATGAAAAAGGCTTTACGGGGTATCCAGGAGGATCTCCTACCGCAGCTGCTGGTGAGCAAGGTGTTAAGATTGCACGTGATGCTGTTGTTAATATAACATCAGGTATGATGTCAGAAGATAATAGAATAGTATTATCACATCTACATAAAGCAATCAAACCATTAAACCAATTACGTATCTTAGAAGATGCAACAGTTATCTATAGAATAGCTAGAGCACCTGAAAGAAGAGTATTCTATATTGATGTAGGTAATCTTCCTAAGATGAAAGCCGAACAGTATCTAAGAGATATGATGGCTAAACATAAAAACAGATTAGTATACAATGCCTCGACTGGTGAAGTAAGAGATGATCGTAAATTTATGACCATGCTCGAAGATTACTGGTTACCTAGAAGAGAAGGTGGTAGAGGTACAGAGATAACTTCTTTACAAGGTGGACAAAACCTTGGTGAGATGGAAGACGTGCAATATTTCCAAAAGAAATTATACAGAGCTCTTAATGTTCCTGTATCAAGATTAGAAGCTGAAACAGGTTTCTCTCTTGGTAGAAGTGCTGAGATTAATAGAGATGAATTAAAATTCCAAAAGTTTATTGGTAGATCTCGTATGCGTTTCTCTCAATTGTTTGAAAAAGTAATGGAGAAACAATTAGTACTTAAACAAATAATGACTCTTGAAGAATGGAATGAGATCAAAGATCATGTACGTTATGACTTTATGGAAGATAATCACTTTACGGAATTAAAAGAGAATGAAATAATGAATGAAAGAATTAACGCATTGAATGCTGTTGATCCTTACATGGGCCGTTACTTCTCACAGAGATGGGCTAAGAAAAATATTCTCCGTATGAGTGATGAAGATATAGAAAACATGGAAAGGGAAATTGCCGACGAGCAAGCTCAAGGCGATATTCATCCAGAAATTGAGCCGGCTGGTCAAGCTGCTGGAGGAGGAGAACCACCTCCTGAAGAAGGTGAACCTAACGGAGAGCCTGTTGATGACCAACCTGAGGAATTATAACTTATAAATATAAATAACGGAGAAATAAAGTGGCTGAACATGACACTGAGAGTATGATAAAGTTCGCCGGCATGGGTAAACCTGCTAAATTTGGCGACGCATTTGGAGACATGATGAAAGATAGAGTCAACAAAAGTGTTGAGGATATCCGAGCAAAAGTTGCAGCTAAACTTGGCGGCATAGATCCTACAGGAGAACAAGGCGACGGTGCCGAAGAAGGTGGTAATAAAAATAGTATTCCAGAAGTGGAAGACGAAAAAATGGAATTAACACCTGAAGAAGAAAAAGAACTAGACGCTGAGTAAATAGATCAAAAGGGGAACCCAATGAAGACTCTAAAACAAATTATGTCAGAATCTGATTACACCGATCCAAAGTCACCTGGTGACAAAGCGTTCGTGGACAAACACGTAATTCAAAAAACTGATTATCCTCATAAACCAAAAGATGGTTCTAATGATGATATCTTCAGTGGTAAAAAACAAAAAAAGAAAAAGAAATTAGCTGACTATGAAAAAGGTCAGGATAAAGAAGTTTATGAAGACAAAATGTCTAAAGATGAGATGAAGAAAAAAGAACAGATAGTAAAAGGTATGAAGAAAAATACTGCTGACTTTATCAATCGTTATGGTAAAGATGCTGAAGCAGTTATGCATGCCACTGCTACTAAACAAGCTCAATCAGAAGAATCTGATCCTTGGGCAGTAGATGCTACTGAAGAAGAGATCAAAGCTCTTAAAGAAGTTCATGAAACATTGAATGATGCAAACAAAGAAGAGTTTATGGAAAGAATGAAAACACGTGAAGGTCTTCAAGCTCTAATAACTTTTGCTACTAATTTGCAAGGAGAATAATAAATGGCAGCTGTAGAATTATCAAATCAATTAGCCGTTGGCGGTGGTAGAGTAGTATTGCTTTATAAGTCAGGTGGTACTAGTGTTGTAAATAAAGCATTATCTGATTTAGCAACAGGTGGAGAAACAGTTTCTGCAGCAGACATTACTCGTATATGGTACACTGGTGCTGGTACATTAACAATTAAACGTAATACAACAACAGTGTTTATTAGTGACTCTGAAGCAACATTTGATTGGGATCTTAAAGGTGCTGGTGTTTCACTTAGTGCAAATAATGACCAAGCAATCAATGTAACATTCTCAGATGCAAACAGTACAGCAATAATAGAATTACAAAAAACATCTAACCACAGTGCAGCTTAGGATAAACTAATGAAACTTATTACAGAACTAAACGAAAAAGTAAATTATATATTTGAAGAAGATGAGAAAAGTGGTAAGAAAAATTATTTCATTGAAGGTGTATTCATGCAGGGTAATCTTAAAAACCGTAATGGTAGAGTATATCCTAGTGAAGTGTTAGCTAAAGAAGCTACTAGATATGACAAAGAATACATTCAAAAGAATAAAGCATATGGAGAACTTGGACACCCACAAGGTCCTACTATTAACTTAGAAAGAGTATCTCATATGATAAAAGAATTAAAACCTGACGGATCGAATTTTGTAGGCCGTGCGAAGGTTTTAGATACACCATATGGTAACATAGTAAAAAATCTAATTGATGAAGGGGCACAGCTAGGTGTTAGTTCCAGAGGTATGGGAACTATACGCGAGCGTAATGGTGCTCAAGAAGTACAATCAGACTTTATGTTATCTACTGCTGCAGACATTGTAGCAGATCCTTCAGCACCAGACGCATTTGTGAATGGTGTAATGGAAGGTATGGAATGGGTATACGACGAGGCTTCTAGGAGCTTCAGAAGCATACAAGTGGTTGACGAAATTAAATCCGTTGGAACAAAATCCGCCAAAGAATTAGAAGAGCAGAAGTATGACCTGTTCAATAAATTTTTGCGTAGTTTGTAATTATAAATATACTATAATAGGATATTATCCGTTAAATTTAACAAGGAGTCCAGAAAATGGCCAAAGAAAAAGCTAAAGAAGTCGAAGTTGAAGTAAAGGACGACGACTTATTAGAGGCCAGCAAGACAGAAGATCAGCAACTGCAAGAGTTCAAAGCAGATGGGACTGGTGGAGAAGGAGCTTTAGCATCTGTAGTTAAAGGTGCAGAGGTTCCAGAACCTGCAAGTACTGGAAGCGCTTCACGAGGTGCTGATAAATCTCAAGGGGATTCAACTCCTCCTGCTGATGCACAAAAAGCATCTGTGTCTAAAGCTGCGCTGATATCTCAAGTCATGGGCAAAATGAATAATATGAGTAAAGATACTCTACAGAAGTTAGCTGGTGAAGTTGATACTTATGGTAAAAATAAATTACCAGCAAGTAAGTCTCAATCCACTGGTAAAGATCCAATGCCAAAGCTAAGCCCAACAGGTGCTGCTGAAGCAGTTGGTGAAATTTTTGATGGTGATGAGCTATCAGAGGACTTCCGTAGTAAAGCTACTACCGTATTTGAAGCAACAGTTAATAGTAAATTAGTTGAGCTTCACGCCCATATGCAAGAAGAATTCAGTCAAAAACTCGAAGAGGAAAAAGAAGCATTCCGCAAAGAGTTAACTGACCGTGTCGACGAGTATCTTGATTACGTCACTGAAGAGTGGATGAAAGAGAACGAAGTTGCAATTGAAAATGCACTTAAAGTCGAAGTTGCTGAAACATTCATGAATGGGATTAAGAATCTGTTTACAGAAAATTACATTGCTGTACCAGAAGATAAAGTTGATCTTGTTGCTGAATTAGAAAAGCAAAAAGAAGAACTTGAAGGTAAGTTAGAAGAGCAAGTTAACAAAACTATAGAAGCTAAAAAAGATGCTGATGAGTTACAAAAGTTTAAAACTTTTTCAGAAGCATGTGAAGGCTTAACTATGACACAAGTTGACAAACTTTCTAAACTTTCTGAAGGTATTGAATATGATAGCAATGAAGAATATAAATCTAAAATAGATTTACTTAAAGAACATTACTTTAATGGTAAAACAGCTAAAACTGAAGCTGAAGATCTAAACAGCGACCCTGTTGAGATTGATTCAGAAGAGCCTGTACAAACTGGTTCAATGGCTGCTTATTCTAAAGCAATATCTAGAAGTGTTCGTAAATAACAATAAAGACCCAAGGAGGGAAACTAAAATGCAATTAAATGAAGAGCTAGTCAAGAAGTGGCAGCCTATACTTGAGCACGGTGATCTACCAAAAATAGAAGATCCATTAAGACGCTCAGTAACAGCAGCTGTTCTTGAAAACACTGAAACTGCTTTAAAAGAGCAGAACAACTTTGCTCCTCAAAGCCTACTTGAGGCAGCCCCGGCTAATGCCATGGGTGCTTCTTCTAGTACTGCTGGAGATGGTGCAGTTGACATATATGACCCAGTACTAATTAGTTTAGTACGTAGAGCAATGCCTAACTTAGTAGCTTATGACATCATGGGCGTACAACCAATGACAGGTCCAACCGGACTTATCTTTGCAATGCGTTCAAGATACTCTACTCAGTCAGGTACAGAAACATTCTATAACGAAGCTAACACAGCTTTCGCATTGGATAAAGATGACCATGCTAATACAGCAATCGGTGATGCAGCTAGAAACTTAGGTGATTCACCTGCTGATGGTTATTTAAATTCAACAAAATCTAACCTAGAATTGTACAACTTTATGTCCGGTATGACTACAGCACAAGCTGAGCGCTTGGGTGATGGTTCCGGTAATGCAATTCCAGAAATGGCATTCAGCATTGAAAAAATTGCTGTGACAGCATTGTCACGTGCTTTAAAAGCTGAATACACAATGGAATTAGCACAAGACCTTAAAGCAATTCACGGCTTAGATGCTGAAACTGAATTAGCTAACATCCTTTCAACTGAAATTTTAGCTGAAATCAACAGAGAGTTAGTAAGAACTGTTGGTACAATTGCTAAAGTTGGAGCACAAGAAGGAACAACTACTGCTGGTAAATTTGACCTTGATACCGACTCTAATGGTCGTTGGATGGTTGAAAAATTCAAAGGCTTAATGTTTGCAATCGAAAGAGAAGCAAATGCGATCGCCAGAGGAACAAGGCGTGGTAAAGGTAACATTGTTATTTGTAGATCTGATGTTGCATCAGCATTACAAATGGCAGGTGTCCTAGACTACACACCAGCTCTTAACTCAAATAACCTAGCTGTAGATGATACAGGAAGCACCTTTGCAGGTGTTCTAAATGGAAGAACAAGAGTATACGTTGATCCGTATGCAGGAGACAACTATATGACTGTTGGTTACAAAGGCTCAAGTGCTTTTGATGCTGGCTTGTTCTATTGTCCATATGTTCCATTACAGATGGTAAGAGCAGTTGGAGAGGATACTTTCCAACCAAAAATTGGATTCAAAACTCGTTACGGCGTAGTAGAAAATCCATTCGCAAGAGGTACTACAGCTCTAGCAGCTACTGGTGCACTTGCAGCAGACTCTAATGAGTACTACAGAAAAGTGGTTGTTAATAACTTAATGTAATAGTTAAGTCGTTAGTAATACTATTCAAACGAAGGGGGCTTCTCACGGCCCCCTTTTTTTGTATAAATAGTAGTAGGAGATATTATGGCAGCGATAACTAATCAACCAGACAATCCACAATTTTTATCACCAGTTGGATTTAATTTTATTATTAGGAAACTACCTAATGTTAATTATTTTGTCCAAGCTGTTAACATGCCTGGCGTACAGTTAGGTGAGACACCTTTGAATACCCCATTTCATATCATACCAACACCAGGTGATCATATCACTTATGGTGAAATGGCAATCACATTTAAAGTAGATGAAGATATGGAAAACTATATTGAGTTATATAATTGGATGCAATACTTAGGTTTTCCAGAAGGGTTCAATCAAGCTAAACAAGTATATGAAAAAGATGGACTAAAAGGATTGACAGGGTTAAGAAATGTACAAAGAACTCAAAGAGCCTTAGGTGAAGGTGCTGTAAGTGATGCATCATTAACTATACTTAACTCAGCTTCTCAACCAAACTTAACTGTAACATTTGAGGACTGCTTTCCAACATCATTATCAGATATGCAATTTGATTCAAGAAGTCCTGACATAGATTACATAGAAGCTCAAGTAACATTTAGATTCAAACTATATCACATCTATAAATTAGGAAGTTCTGGATTATCTAACACATCAGTGCGAATAAACGGTTGACCTTTATAACATAAGATAGTATATTATATTCTGGAGGCACCATGAATATATTTGTATTAGATAGAAATCCTAGTAGAGCTGCACATATGATGTGTGATAAGCATGTAGTTAAAATGATAATAGAGTCAGCACAAATGTTATCTGCTGTACTTGATTGTCAATATAGAAGTGATCGTAGAGGTGGTGATGGACCAGTGATAAAACAATTTGGCCTACCAGGCTATCCTAAAGCCCATGCTAAACATCCTTGCACACTATGGGCTAGAGACTCAAAAGAAAATAGTATGTGGTTAGTAAGGCATATGAGAGCTTTATGTCTTCAATACTTTTATAGATATCAAAAGTTTCATAAGATGGATGGCTATCCTGCAATATATGAAGCACAGTTAGAACATTGTGTCTTTCCTTTCAAAGAACAAACAGAATTTGTACAAGCAATAACTAATACAGATCTTCATAGAGATGATCCTGTAGAAGCATATAGAGAGTACTATAGAAAAGAGAAAGCTCATTTCTGTACTTGGAAACATGGTGAAGTACCAGAATGGTTTAAAGGCTGCTATGCAATTGGATGAACTATTTGAGTTATGGAAAAAAGATAGTGGAATTGATAGAACTGAATTAGGTGAAGCATCTACTAATATACCAAAACTTCATTACAAATATTATAAGCATTATGCTCAAGAAAGACTAACACTTAAAAAGTTAGAAGCTGAGTATAAAAGTTTATACAAAGACAAATGGGAGTACTATCAAGGTAACTTACCAGATGAAGATTTGAAAGAACGTGGTTGGGATCCATTTCAACTAAAAGTATTGAAGAGTGATCTTAATACATATATTGATAGTGATAAAGATATAATAAATCATATGTATAAAATTGAGTACCAAAAAGAAAAGATAGACTTTTTGGAAAGTGTAATAAGAACAATAAACAATAGAGGGTTTCATATAAAGAATGCAATTGACTGGGAAAAGTTTAAAGTCGGCATCTAAGATTTGTGATGTAGATTACACAGATCAGCATGTTGAAGACTTACATCAAATATTAATGGATTGTAACTTTGGTAAACACGAGAGAGTTGACAGAGGAACATATATGCATAACTACCATAGAGCTTATGGTAAGATATTAGGACCAGATAGATATAAGATCCAAAATGTATTAGAAGTAGGTATATGGGTAGGATTAGGTTTACTTGCTTGGACACGTTTCTTTCCTAATAGTATGGTAGAAGGTGTAGATAAATTATTCCAATGGGAACCTAAAATAAAAAGGTTGTTTACACTAGATGGATCATATAAAATAAATTTGAATTGGTGTGATACCACTAACGAAGAAGCATTAAGACAATGGTTTCCACCATTAAAATATGATAGATACTTCGACGTTATCTTTGATGATGGTAATCATTTTGCTAGTGGTCAGATGGCTACACTAATAAATCTATGGCAATACTTAAAACCTGGTGGTTGGTATTTCATAGAAGATATAACAGAGAAACATGAGCCATCAAGAAAACTATTAGAATACATAGATAGTTTAGGAGAACAGGGTCATGAGATTGGTTGGTTCCATTATCCTGATGATTTAAAAGAGCATTTCGACCCGAATGTATTTCGAGGTAGTATGCATGCATCCAACTTAATTGCAATTAAGAAAAACAAGGAGGTAAAAAATGTCGATTAAAGAACATTTTTACAATGCATTGGAAGATAGATTTGTCAGTGATAAATCTAAAGCAATAGCTCAATTAGAGTTATCTTTCAATCAGCCTGTAGCAATTGGAGAACACCCTCAGTTATTAGATGATATGGCTAAGCTAATAGCTGACGTAGCTACAGCAGAAGAAAACTTAGCAGCACTAAGAGATAACTTTGGTAAGAAAGCCTATCCAGAGATAGAAGAACCATCAGAGAACCCAGATGCTTCATGGCATCCATGGAAAGGTGGAAAGAATAAAGATATCTAATGTTTGAATTAATAGGAATAATAATAATATTAGTTATTATTTACTTAGTAGCAAAAGATGATGGTCC